CGGAGACCTTAACCCTAGCAATGACCTAGACGCGCTAAGCTTCGCAGAGCCTAGCAAGCAAGCACCGAATAGAGGGTTACCAGATGCGAAGGACATTCCCGCGGCTAAGGACGTAGTTTTTCCAACCCCCGTAATTGAGTAAAAGCAATATTCGGGGGCTACTCATGGCCCTCGAATCTCTCAGCCCAAATGCTCAAGTCATCATTGAATAATTCATGCAAGTAGTAAGAATCGCTTTCCCTTCTATTCAAAGTCCCCCCTGTAATTGTATTCATTATTGACCCTTTAATCTGGGCGCCATCAAAATCAACCATTGAATTATTGTGCTCTCTGCCAAGCAAGCAATGCCCTAGTTCATGATAGATCATAGACTTTCGATCCATGTCCGTTGAGATTTCCCAATGATGGGGGTTAACCAATATTTCAATATCAGTCCTTCGAGTTCCATAATCTAAATAATGGTAGTGCTTGCATGTGGCGCTTCGGCCTATTGCCGTTGTCGCAAAGTTTATGGGCACATTCTTTCTATCTTGAGAGCCCCCAAACTCGGCGCTATCGGCCCAAAACTCATTAAGGATAGGCATAAACTCGGGGTCCGTAGTTTCAAACATGCGCCCACTGTGAGAGCATGAAGCAAGATATAGAAAGCAAGCAATCAATAGATATTTCATTCTAAATACCTCCCCCGAATAACTCACTTATATATATGTCGTCAGTCTCCGAGCCATCAAGCAATGCCCAGGGCTCTGAATTCATGAGAGACAATTTAGAATTGTCATGGGCGCGGTTTAGCAAGCAATGCCCTAGCTCATGGTATATCAAAGCCTTTCTTCCGAAAAACCCCAATGAGGCCCATTGCTCGGGGTCAATGAGGACTTTCTCAACGTCCCCGACAAAATTGTATTTATCGCAATGGTCAATGTCTTCCGAGCCCTCATAGAATTTTATTTCTATTTGGGGCCCAAAGTCTCGCTTGTCATGCTTTATACTATCGGACACAAATTGGCTGTAATGCGTCCTAAATTGATGGTCCCCCGCCGAGAATTCGCTACTCTCCCCGCAAGCTACAAAAAACAAACAAATGAGAATTAAATATTTCATAGTTAACCGCCTTTCTGGGTTAGTCATTCAACTTAGCTAAACCGATAGCTGACTGGAGAGCATCCTCCATAGTAGAGCCATCGCCCAAAGAAATAGCATCAGCCCCATCTACTGGGTCATCCCATGTGCTTATGTCGTGTTTGTAGCACTCCCATGCTTTCAACTGAGAGCAATAGCGGAAAACAATTGGCCCTAATTGTTTGTGGCGTCCAGTTAGCCCAGCCCAAGAGAAATTAATGTCTGTTTGAGGCGCACGCATAGTTTTTTTTATACTCACTTTGGTTATTCCTTTCGTTAATTGTTAGTAAA